ATTGTCACTTCAAAACCAAAACGCACATCTTGATAAGTTGGTGTTTCCCATGTCATGGTAGTTCTCCTTTCGTTTGTGCTGTGATTGCCAAATTGAACTTCGGCTCTTTATGTCCGAGCCTTGATTCATATATAGCTTTTTTAATTCCACAGTATTATGAGAAATCCTTAAATAGCCCTCGACGGTCACTCTCTTGTCCAAAAGCAGATTGGTCAAAGACTGGGGTGTCATCATTCATAATATCGTCTTGTGCTATCTGTTCGACGTCAAAGAGCTTCATTTTAGCCTTGTCGACTCCGACAACAAACCTTCTATATATGCCAGGATCACTATATCTGTTTTTCAATTGTTTAACTTGAAATTGGTTAAGTTGTTCTAGTTCTTCTGTACTAATTATAGCAAACATAAAGTCAGCTGTAGCTGGCAGCCCAAAGCTCTCTGAAGTGTCCTCTAAACCGATGTCAGACGATGTGAACCCGGCTCTAGTCGTCTGTGTCGCTGATACGACAGGAACATTGAACTCTACAGCTAACCCTCTAAGTTCTTCTGCTATAGCTTTTACATAGGTGTACGAGTTAACTCCAGCACCAAATTTAATTCTTGCTGACATACAAATATTAAGATAATCAATATAAATAATATCTGGTTTAAAGTTACGTTTTAATTTTAACTCGTTGAGTAAATGCCTAAAATGATTGGCTCCAGCGCCGGCAGTAGGGTACTCTTTAATAATAAACTTGCCTGTTGTTTTGCTTTGTATTCTTTCAATCTTTTTTTCATATGCATCTTTAGGCAGCATCTGCAATTCGTCTAATGTCACATTCATTAAGTTGGCGTCAATACGTTCAGCAATCTTTTCTTCGGCCATCTCCATTGTAATGTATAAAACATTTTTACCTTCTAACACATTAGCAGCAGCACAATGACACATGAATAGAGATTTACCGACACCTGTGCCAGCCAGGCAAATGTTCAAGGTTTTCTTGGACAGTCCTCCATTAGTGATCTTATTAAAATAATTTAAATTGAATGGAATTTTTTCTTCTACCGTATGGTAAAAATCAAACCGGGCATCACTGTCTTCAAGAAAGTCGTGTCCTATATGAGGGTCAAAACTTACCCCAAGAGCATCCGATAAGAGGTTAGGTATAGCACCCTTATCATTATCCGTCTTACCATCTAAGATTTGGATTGACTCCATTATGGCGTCATAGATTGCTTGATCCTGACAGAAGTTTTCAGTTTCTGTTATTAACCACTCAGAGTCTACAGCCGTCGTCAAGTCTATATCCGAAAGATACTTAGAACAACTAGCAAATTGATCTTCGGATATATCTGTTGCGTTACTTAAATCTACCTGCAACGATTCTATATTAGGACATTTATTGTACTTATCAATATAAGCATTAGTTAATTTGAATATAAATTTTTCAGTATTATCTTTAAAGTATGCTTCTTTTAAATAAGGTTTCGTATGTCGTAGAAAATCATCACTAGCCAATAAGCCTTCAATTATTTTTTGTGCTATCATAGTTACATAATTCCATAACTAAATTCTTTTTGTGCTGCTTGGTCTAACTGATCTAATACCTCTTTAGTAAAGTACTTTGTAGGATCACCAAGAATAACTTTAGCATATAGCTTGGCCTCGCCCATCTCATATCTATTGCCAACCTTCTTAAAAATTCCGTGCTTCTCACCAAACTCTAGTAACCCATAATACCTATCTAAACCATCACTATAACTTAACAGAATTTCTGCTTGTGCATTCTCTTTAGATATCCTAGATTTAAACATTTTAGCTTTAATAATGTTACCGGTGACATTTCCTTTATCAGCAGCATCTCTTATTTTTTTCTTGGTAAGATACACAATAGTAGAAGCAGAGTATTTTAAACCAGAGCCACCACCCATCTCTTTAGTGGGTACATATGACCCGATCAACTCGTACACATGGTTTGTAACGATCATAGGCACACCAATTTTCGCCAACTTAAGCGTAAGCACTCTAAAGGTACCTTTGATCAATTGAGCCTTTGTCATGTCACGTGTGTCCTTACCTTCCGTACTATCAGCTAATTCTTTCTCAGTAGATAATAGTCCTAGACTGTCTAATATAAACAGCATAGGTGGCCTCGACTCCTCAGACGTTTGCGCATACATATCGATAGTCTTCAATGCATGTGTTCTAAATTTTTGAATTGTATCAGGTTCTGATATAATAATGCGAGATGTATCAATACCTCGTTCTTCCATCATTTGTTTAGTAACAGCTGCTTCTGTATCATAGTAAACGATACCACCGGTCGGATTGTCTTGCAAGAATTGTTTTGCAACACCTAAGACGAAAAACGTCTTCCCTGTAGCAGTTTCGCCGGCAAAAGCAGTAACCTTATTATCAGGTACTCCGCCATAGATAGAACCAGAAAGAATAGCATTGAGCATATAAGACCCAGTATCAATAGTACCTCCATACTCTGAAGCGCCTTTTCCATCAGCCATGATACTTGTATCTTCATCTTTCATGTCCTCTACGAGGTCCCTGAAAAAATTAACTTTTACACCTTCATCCATATTCATAATACCTTTTCTCACGTTCTCAATATCAGGGCCTACAGCCAAATTACTATAGGCCCCATAACAATTTTATCTAAAGCCTACCAAGCGCTTGATATTGCAAAGACAACTGCCTCACATGCACTTTGGTCATTACCACTACAATAATCGTTTGCTTCACTATAAGAAAGATCAAAGACGAATGCTCCAACATCCCTTGAGGCACCTATAGCATAATGCCAGTAGTCATAGCCCGCTGAGTTTGTTTTGTCTCCAGACACATCTTGGTAGCCTACTTTTACATAAGGGTTAATGCCTGCAGGGAGAGAAATCCCAACTGAACTATTCACATAGATTCCGTTATCATCCTCACCGTAAAAATCAGGAGACCATGCAATGCCGACTGACACTGACGGAGATAAAGAAACTCCAAATTCTTTACTGACAGAGCCGTAAATTTCCCAGAAATCATAATCTCCAACGCTTACGTCTTCATTCTGACCAGTATACATGTAATACAAGTATCCTACATCATATGTAAGACCACCAAGGTCAAAGCCATACCCTGCGAAGAAATCCATTTCTAGCGAAGCAGCATTAGTAGCTGAAGAGTTAAACTCTAAATTAGAGGCCCAGGTTCCTACATAAAAACCTGAAGAATGTCCATATGTTAACCCGCCTTGAAGGGTCGGATCGCCATTAGTTTGAGTGATACCGCGATAGATGTAGTCGGTCCCAATAAGTATATTAGCACCAAACGTATGATCTGACGTAACCTCCTTAGGTCGCGCAACCTCCGCAACTTCCCCGTGGGTATCTGCTCTTGCAATACACATCGCTGATAGTAATATTCCTGAGCATAAAAACCCAACAATTGTTGTTTTTAAAATTCGTATCATTTTTTATTTTTTCTCCTACTTTGTTATAAAATACTTTACTTAGCATATTATACTTGATATTAATTTGCAGTCAACATCCTAATTAACTCTTATATAATATAGTTAACTTATCTCTAAACTGCTCTACTTTGTTATGCCTGTCAGGCCATAGTATATATTCTTTTTCTGGATTTTTTTGAAGATTGTTTAATAAAGGCATTACTGCATTAAACAAAGCATCCATTTTTGCCTGAACTGTGTTAACAGTGCTTGAAGCATCAGCGGCTTTAGCTGAAGCTGTAGTAACAGCTTCTAATTCACCTTCATCAACTGCTGTAAATCCAAAATCAAAATCTTCTAAATTAATTTCTGTTTTTGTCAATTTATGACCTCCTATTTCCAAAAGTCTTCTAATGTAGCAATAATCTCAGTTTTCAAACCGGCTGAATGAGCAATAGATTCTATTGGCTCAAGGAAAGACTTTTGGAATTGTTTATCGTAGTCTACATATTTATCCAGTCCGAATTGTTTAGGTAGTGTTTTTGGACATGCAATTACATGTTCCCTAGCTGGATTAGGTAACTTTAAATATGAAAACTTTATTTTATCACCATTACGAACATAGTCATATTGGTTTACTAAATTTTTATCATTGATTAGATTATTATATGTAATTGAACCTCTAACATGAATAGGACATCCTTTCTTGACTTGAAGTGTATTTTGGTATTTATCATACCATTTCGTTATATCAGATACCCCTCGAGGGAAAGCAATATCTTCAAAAGGTAAATCAAAAA